TTACAGGATATGAACAAACAATAGAGAAATACGGTAAAGACGGCAGTGTAATAACAACTCAAGCCGAAAAAACAGCTCGAATGGAAGCAATTAGTCAACAAATAAAAGCCGAACAAGAAAAAATTAGAGCAGCTAATGTAGCAGCACATGCATCAGGAGATCCTTATGGAAAAGCATCAGGTGTAGAAAAATTCCTTAATAAATATACAACACCATCAGGAATAGCAGGCGTATTAGGAAAAGAAACTCCAGGAATGAAGAAACAATCAGCTGCACTGTTTAAAAAGAGCCCTATTATTCAAGAATTAGAGGATGAATTAACACAAGTACAAAGAGACTTTAAAACACTAGGAGACGAAGTTCAAAATAATGCACAAAAACTTTCAATAGCAAATCAAGAGATAGACGGGGCAAGATTAACTTTTAATGAACTGGATAAATCAGTAGGAAACGCAATAGATGAGCTTAATGAAATAAAAGCGGGTGCACCTAAAACTCCTGGATTTGTACCTAATCCTCAAGCAGATCCAAATGATCCTAATGCACCTACTAGTGGCAACAACACTGAACCTTCTCCCGGGGTTATAGACCCTGAATATTTTAGTAAAAAAGCAGACGAACTATTTCCAAATATTATGAAGACAATTGGTGGAAACGAGTTCGGTCAAAATGTAATGCAATTCGGTACAGCAATTACTCAGTTTGCTACATTAACAGCACAAGGATTCGCACTCGCAGGAAAACAAGAAGAAGCTGCAGACATTATGTTAGAAGTAGCAAAGATTCAAATGGCACTTGCAATGGCAGAAATGGCTTTACAGTTATCAGCTCTGCTGCCAGCAAGATATGGAGGTATAATGAGTCCTTCAGGAAAATCTTTTAGCGATGGTGGTATAGCAGCAGGCCCAGAAGCAGGCTATAATGCAACTTTACATGGTACAGAAGCAGTCGTACCATTAGGAAACGATAGAAGTATACCTGTAAAAATGTCAGGAACGGGCGGAACTAATAATGTAAATGTTACTGTAAATGTAGATCAAAACGGAGCATCTCAAAGCATAATGACAGGAGATGGAGCAAAAGAATTAGGAAAAACAATAGCAGCGATAGCACAAGATACAATCGCTAAAGAACAACGAGCAGGAGGACTTTTAAGTACTATATAATGGCTTTAGGAATAATGCAAAATGACGGCTCTAACATTACTGGATTTTCCAGTGCCGTACAACCCGATAAACAATTTTCAAGAAGTAATACACCTAGAGTGCATTATATTCAATTTGGAGACGGGTATGAACAAAGATTACAACAAGGTATAAATAATTTAAAACAAGAAATATCAGTAAGTTTTCAAACTCGACCAAAAGCAGAAATAGATGATTTAGTATCTTTCTTTGAAAGTTTAGCAGGAGTATCTAAATTTAGATTTGATATTGCCGATACTAATGCAGGAAGCAGCACAGAAACTATAAAAGTAGTGTGCTCACAGTGGACACAAAAATGGGAGTATGATGATTACTATACTCTAGACGCATCTTTCAGGAGAGTTTACGAAGCATAATGGAAAAAATTATAGCAAAAGATTTAGCAAAACAAGATCCAGGTTCAGCCTTAGTTTACTTATATGAACTAGAGTATGCGGATAATGAGTTTGCGTATTTTCATGATGGACTAGACGCAAGTCTAGGAGAAGTTACAATGCTAGACTATAGTAATAACTCTCAAACGAATACTTACAAAGCATTACCTATAGAAATGGAAGGATTGGAAAGATCTTCTGCAACAAAATTTCCTGCGCCCACAATAACTTTTGCTAATGTATTGAGTACTTTATCAGTACAAGTAAGTGACGCAGATTTTGAAAATTTTGCAGGAAATAGAGTAGTGAGAAGAACCACCTTAAGAAAATATTTAAAAAGCGAAGGAGATACCAACAATCCACCTATAGAGTACCCAAGAGATGTGTACTATATTGACGCTTTAAAAACAAGAAATAAAACAGCATTAACTTTTCAATTACAAGCACCTTTTGATTTACAAGGAATTAGACTTCCAAATAGAACTATAGTTCCTAATAGATGTGGGTGGATTTACCAAGGAGCGAGTGAACATACAGAAAATCCTGAATATAAAAGAGCAAGAAGCGGATGCAGTTGGAATATTGAAAGCAAGTATAGTCCCGCATACACTAGTGATTTAGCAAGTAAAAACTTAGTATACACAGTATATGTAAATAAAGACGACGAATATTTAGTACCTAGCTCTACTACTTTTACAACATATACTAGTGGAGCAATAACAAAAAATAATTTTTATAAAACTACTTCAACACAAAGAAGATTTAATGCAGATGGTACTGTATCTAGTGTAACTGTAAATGACTACTGGCAAGCGTACAAAACTGTTAGTAATCCTGGAACACCAACTGATTCTAATAACAACTGGAGAAGAGTAAGAATATACGCTGCGTACTCTCACGGTACAAGTTATTTTAAATATGAAAATGATAGATATAATGATTATACTACTTTTACAGATAATACTGCGTCTACAGGACATGAAACTTACCAAAAAACTTTGTTGTGGAAAGTAAAAAATACTAATGTAAGTATTCCTCCCGCACATGGAAGTAGCTGGGAAAGAGGGGATTTATGTAGTAAATCTTTAACAGGTTGTGGAATGAGATTCGGATTTAACCCCAATAATCCAAATAGTACTAGTTCAGTACCAGAAACTGATTTTAGTACTACAGTAGTTATTCCTTTTGGAGGATTTCCAGGGTCAAAATCATTCTCATGATGGATAATTTATACGAGGCAGCTAAGAAAAGAGCTCCAGAAGAAATGTGTGGAATCATTACTAATAATAACGAATTTATTGAATTTGAGAATATTGCAGAGAATAAAAAATCACATTTTAAAATGGACGCAATAACTTTCGGTATGTATCAACTCAAATCAAATATAAAATATGTTGTCCATAGTCACTATGACTCAAAATGTAATCCAAGTGAAGATGATATAAACAATTGTAACTCGGTCGGTATACCATATTTAATAGTATCGTACCCAGATAAAGACTACTGTATAGTGGAGCCAAAATGACAAAAGTACACCTATTAGGAAAATTAGGAGATAAATTTGGAAAAGAATTTAATCTTGATGTAAAACATACAAAGCAATTAATTAGAGCTATTGCAGTACAGAGAAAAGGTTTTTTAAACTTTTTCTTTGACGAACAAGAAAAAGGTATTGAATATGCTTTTAAAAAAGGAAAAGAATTTTTAAAAGTAGGAGAAGAAAGTTTAAGTTTTGGAAGTGAAGATGTTTTTATAATGGCAGTACCTCAAGGCTCTGTTAGTGATGGTTTTAAAAGAGATCTCGGTGCTTTGCTAACAGTTATTGGAACTATACTTGTATTTTTTCCAGATCCTTTTGCTAAAGCAATAGGTACAGCAATGATAATAGTTGGTGGGTACTTAATGTTTGATGGCATTATGGGATTAATTGCAGATGACAGTCCGCCCGAAGATGTAGAAGCAGCTGTTTTTGGAGGTCCTATAAACGTAGCTAAACAAGGTATTCCTATACCATTATGCTATGGAAAAATGGAAGTATCAGGAGCTCCAGTAAACTTTGGGTTTACAACTAGAAGAATTCAACAAAATACAGGATGGGTAAATATTAACGATCCCGACCAAGAAGGGTCAGGGGATTATGGCAGTGGTATTGGTGGAGGCACCGGTGGCAGCACTGCAGCACAAAAAATAAACTAATATGAGTAATAAAAGATTTGGAACAGGAATAGCAGGTACAGGTAGCGCAAAAGGATCTTTGCCGCTAAAACAAAAGTCACAAATAATTGATCAATCTGCAGTAGTTTATGATGTACTATCTGAAGGAGAAATTGAAGGGTTAGTAGACGGAGCATATACTATTTACTTAGATGGTACTCCTGTACTTGATAAAGCATTAAGTACTACCTATACTTCTAAGCAAAGCTCTAATACTTCATATGATGCAAGTACTGGCACAATTACCGATAATCAATCTGGAAATATGTTCTCAGGACTATCAGTTAATGATGGAACAAGATATGTAAGAATAGATGGGGCAGCGGCAGTCGGCAATGCTAATGTATCAGCAAATACAAATTTAGTAACTCCTAGCTCTAGTGGAGGAATAACCTTTGCAAATACTCATGTAGCAGGAAACTTAACAACTCTAGTTGACATGCAACCTAAAATAAGAATCGCGGGAGCAGGACTAGACGGTGGGATTCATATTGCAACTATCACATCATTTGATACCACAAATAATACAGTTAACATTTCCCCACCACCTAAAACAACAGTTACCAATGCAGTAACAACTGTAGACTTAGTAGACCAAGCAGCTTCTTTTAGTGGTAGTAACGCTACTATAGCTCCTACAGGACAAGGTGTAGATAGAACCAATGTTCCTACAACTTTAAGTTCTCCTACTTTAAGTGAGGACAGCGCCCCTATATATAACTTTAATAATTTTTCGTACGCATTTAGAACTGGACATAGAAATCAAAAATTTATAAAATCACCAGAGGGAGTTGGTTCAGGAGCAGTCGGAGTATCTATAGGGTCAGACTTACCCGCATCAAGCCAAAGCGCTTTAGGTATGACAAGTGAACCAAGAAATGCAAATAATGATTTACGTGACCATGCTGGTGAAGAAATGGATGCGATAACAGATGCAGGTGTTAACATTTCATCCTCTTTATTTAACCTATCAGACCCTTCCATTATTGATCAATTAAAAGTTACTATTAATCATCCTACAGGATTAAATAATAGTGACTCAAAAGATGGAGATAGTGGAAATGCCTGGGTAGAACTTAGAATAATATTCTCATATACAAGAGATGGACAAACTTTTGAAGAAACAGTATTTGGACTTGATGACATGGCATCTATTTCTAGAGAAAAAGATGGATCTAGACCTGCAAATGTTAACATGTCAGCGCATGATGGTATAATTTCAGGAAAAATTGCTACACAATTCGCAACAGTTTTTAGTTTTGATACAGAGCAATTTCAACCATTTGATGACTTTACTGTAAAAGTTAGAAGATATACTCCTGACCCTTACAAGATAACTAATAAATCTTATAACAATATAACTCAAGTCAGTTTTGCGGAAGCAATTATAGAAGATAAATTAAATTATCCATATACTGCTTTAGCTGCTGTAATGGTAGACTCTAAAGACTCAACTACTATACCTCAAAGACATTATGAAATAAGAGGTATAAAATGT